TCTTCTATAGATGATGAAGCAGTGGCAGGTGCTGATTTTGCTCCTCCACCTCTCTGAGGTGTTACACCACCTGTATCTGTTTCAACTCCCTCTATGTTACCAGATTCACCCTCAATTGAAACAGGATCTTCACCTGTAGTTTCAACTGATTTACCAATATCATTAACAACACCTTCTATTTCTCTTTTCTCTGCTTCTTGTCCATCAACAGAAACTGGGTCAGCACCTGCGTCAGATTCATTGGAAGTTTGTTTACTTTCCTTTTCTTGTTTATTATCGACTTCAAAACCAGGTGGATTTTCTAGTCCAAAATTTTCAGGATCTGAAAATAGATTTGCAGACTGTACTAATTCAGTCTGTGTTTTCTGCACATTTGCCTGAGTGCCTTCTAATTCTTTATCAAGTTTACTTTTATTATCAAGAAAATCAAAATTTAATAATTTAGAAAGTGCAGCACCAACCATAGAACCAATTCCAAGCACAACATCTTTCACACCATTTACAAAAGCACCTAATATTCCTCCAACTCTCTTTATATTATTAATTAATTTATTAATACCCATCAAAATTTTTGGAAGGTTTGTTACTGCCCATCCTAATAACAATATACCTAAAAAGTCCAGTATTCTTCCTAAAAATCCTCTGGTACTCTTAGCAAGCAGAGAACCTTGTCTTTTGGAAGTTCCAGTAACTGATGATGCTTCAAGTTCATCTTCTCTATCTTTTCTCCTTATATTTTCTTGTCTTCTTCTAAAAAATATATTATCTTTACGAATCAAATTTCTTTTAAATTGATTTGTCTCTCTTAGTTGTTTTTGTATATCTTGTGAACTACTTCGAGCACTTGATAATGATTTTGAAAATTTTGCAGCAGTGTTTGATATCGATTTAATACTTATCGATGATTTAAGTGCAGAATTTCTTCTTGAAGAAATGGACATTATGCACTAGCTCCATAAGTTGATGTAGCATACATCGTATGAATATTATTATTATCAAATCCTATCTGTGGTAATCTATTTGTATCATCGTCTGGGGGTGCAACTCCACCACCTCCACCAGAATCTCCACCACCTCCACCTTGGATTGGGAAAGTAATAACTTGTGGTGCTCCTTCTTCCATTGTTGATATAGTTTGTGCGATTTCTGAATTATTCTTACTTCTTGGTGTAATTGACGCAACTAAATTTTCACTTTGTGCTGCTATTAATTCCTTATTTTTCTTACCTATCTCAGAGAGAGGTCCATATACAGTATTAGTTGATCCTCCATCAATTGAAATAGGATTAGCACCTACACTTTCTACCACCTTATCATCACTGAGAACCGCCTCTCCTGTTAAATCGATAGAATTATCTGTTGGTCCTTCATCTTCTTGCTCATTACCAACTTTAAATCCAAACAGTGCTTTTATACCTTTAAATATACCCTTAAATGCTGCTTCTCCAAGAAAACCACCAATAAGTCCACCAATTATAGCACCTGGTGCTGCACCTATACCACCAACCAATGCACCTAGAGTTGCTCCTAATGCTGCACCCGCTTTTGCTCCAGCAAAAAATCCTGCTGCTGCAGAAGCTGCTGCACCTACTCCCTCACCATCTAATAAATTAAAAACAAATGAGAATAATGGACCACCAACCTTACCTATAAACCTACCACCTTTCTTTATAAATCCTTTTATACCTGTATCAATTATTGGTTTTAATCCTTTTGCAGTATTTTTTGCAGTTTCCTTTGCTACTTTATCTGCAATTTGTTTTTTAGGAAACTTTGTATCTAAGAAATTTAAAATTTTACCAAATTGTGTTTTTACAAAACTAGTTCCAGCTATTGCAGTTGGTACTGCCACTGCTCCTACTACTGCATCTCCTACTGGTCCTCCTGTAGGAGATATTGCCTTTGCACCTTTTAATAATAATGTTCCAGCAGCGATACCAGCAGCTATTTTTGCAAATGGAGTTCTAAGAAGTCCTCCTCTTGCAATTCTTAATGCACTTGTACTAAGAAAACCTAATCCAGTTAATATACCCTTAAAACCAACAGTCAACGCTGCGATTGTCGCACCTGCAATTATTAACTGTCTTTGAAATGTTGATTTTAATTGAGTGAATAAATCAGTGTTTTTATCTGCACCTGCATTGATTACATTGATTAGACTATTAGTTAACCACCCTAGTGTTAAAAAAGTAAAGAAAGAACCTAGATTTGCTAATCCACCTTGTACTTTCTGTGCCACTCTTTTAACTGGCATTGTAAGTGCTTGTTGTATACGTGACTCTATTTGACTTTCTTTTCCTTCTCTTAATCCTTGCTCTGCTAAAATTCTTTCACGATTTTGTTTTGCTGCTTCTCTCTGTCTAGCTAAAGAATCACTTACTGCTAAATTTTCTTTGATTGATGCTAATGATCCACTTAAACCTGCAACTTGTGCATTTATATTTGTTAACTGTGCTGAAACGTTATTAAGTGCTAGTGAATTTTGTTGTAGTAAATTAGTTGTTTGAGGATCTGGTTGAGCTTGAACAGGTGCACGACTACCACCAAAGACACTAGAAGATACAGTTCTTCTAATACCTCTTAAACCTCCTGCAAGTGGCGATGCTAGTCCTTGTTCCTCATCCATTATTTTCTTGTTGTGCTTTTAGATTTTCTTCTTCAACATACTGTTGTAATAATGAAACATAGATTTCTCTCTCCCAAGGCATCATATTTTCTAACTCAGTTAAGCTATATTTATGATGCTGCATCAAGGCAAAATTTAATTTGTAGTATGACGCAAGATCTTCATGAGCCATACTTACCCGAAAAAATTCTGTAGCCCCTCTAGCACAATCTTGTTTTCCTTTTTAGTATTTGGATTGATTACAGTCACAGTATGTGATAACTTTGGCATAGTCTCAAAGAACTTTTCAATCATTTTAAATTGTTTTGAATCTAATTGTTCTAAAAAGTCTTTTAATTCTTTTTTAGTACAATCAGCAGAACTCCAAGATTCTTCTTCAGAATATACTTGTTCAATACAAGATGCAATTAAATCGAATGTATCATCTACATTCATATCATCAACAGCTCCAGCAAAGTTACTTTTGATAAATTCATTCAATGATGGATACTTCATTCTTAATGTATAAGTATCGTCAAGTTTAATATCACTCTCATGATCTTCACTTTTTTGAACTTTAATTGAATCTATGTTGATTAAAGTAGGAACTTGTGTTTTTCCATCATCTGGACAAGTAACCATAACTTCAATATCTTCTCCAACAGACTTTCCACGAATATTTAAAAACAAATACTCAATATCAAATGTTGATAATTTATCAACTTTTATACCTCTGGTTAGTATACAGTGAGTGATAACATTTTTGACTGCATTAGCAATCTGCTTTGTATCTTGGGATTCCATTGCAAGAATGAGAATCTTCTCTTCTTTAACTAAAAAAGGTCTAAATTTTATTTTTCTGTTTGACGAAGGTAACACCAACTCATATGTCGGTGTTGCAATTTTTGGTAAAGGCATAATAACTATTACACTTCAGTAAAATTATTTATAGTGGTTTTATAAACTTATTATAGCACAATTATGGAGATATGCCAGGTGCTGTAGATGGATAATTAGCTTGAACATTAACTGGAGAGAAACCACCCTTAATCAATTGTCCAAATTCACCTCTTGGATTATCCTGATTTAAATATCTACCCATTGACTGATAAGCAAGTGCATTTAATTGGTCATCTTTAAGGGATAGTCCATCTCTATTTGGATTTCCACGACCAAATCCAAGATCATTGAATGCTCTTCTTAAATCTCTTGCTAATGAAGATGACTCACCAGAAATATATCTGTCATAGCTAAATGATGCAGTTGCTTTAAGCACCTGTGAGTTACCATATTGAACTCTTGTTGAATTTAATGATAGTGGAAATAATCCTATAAATCTATATTCTAAGAATTTTTTGTGATCTCTTTCAAACTTTACAATCGTTGTATCATTTGATTTATAATTCTTTGGATAATTAAGTTGGAAAAAATACGTATCACTACTAGGATCAACTTGATTTCCTCCTGTGATATATTCCATCCAATGTTCTAAAAATTTAAGAGATTTATATTCATTATCTACATAAAATTCAAAATTTATTTGAGTAAAATTACGAGTATGTGCAAATCTTTCAACAACTCCTTGATAATCTCCAGTAATATTTTGTGATGCCATTGCACTGCCTGGTAATACAGCATCATAACATAATAATCCTACATTATCTGCAATGAATCTTGAATCAATACCTTTTCTTCTAAGATGATTTCTTAATCCACTAGGTGGTAAGGCAAATCTGACAAAATAATTTGATGTCTGAGCTACATTCTGTAACTTAGGCAGTATATCTGATATCCCTCTTGGTCTTGGTGCTGGCACTCTAAATACTTCTATAGTATAGTTATTTAGATGGCTTATAGGGGAAAATACTATCCGTCATATCCTAAAAAGTACAAGGGTGATCCGACCAATATAATTTACAGGTCACTTTGGGAAAGAAAGTTTATGGTGTACTGTGACAAGAATACTAAAATTCTTGAGTGGGGAAGTGAAGAGATTGCTCTTCCATATATCTCACCTCACGATAGTAGAATCCACAGATACTTTCCAGATTTTTATATTAAAGTTCAAGAAAATACAGGTAAAATAAAAAGATACCTAATTGAAGTCAAACCATTGAAGCAAACAACAAAACCAAAGAGACCAAAAAGACAAACTAAAGGTTACATTCGTGAAGCATTTGAATATGCAAGAAATCAAGCAAAATGGAAAGCAGCAAGAGAGTATTGTGCTGACCGAATGTGGGAGTTTAAAGTAATTACAGAAAAAGAGTTAGA